TCGCACGCAGCACCGCCGCTTTTAAATCCTGATGCGACAGATCCGAAACGGGCAGGTCTTTTTGCTGCACGTTCAGGCGGAACGTATACGGATCGCCCGGCGCGGCCTGCTCAAACCACTCGACGATGTTCGTGCCGAACGGGCTATCAATCAGCGCGCGCTTCACTGCTGCAACCGTCCCGCGGTGCCGGTGAACATAAACGGCACGCTTAATCGCGTCCCGCCGTTGCTGCTCGGTCCAGTCTGTATTCCACGTATCCACCTGGTATTCCCACGCCAGCCAGGGCAGCAGCTCGGCGGGGCATAAATCGGGATTTTTAACCCAACGGATCAGATGAACCGGCAGCCGCACCAGCGTTGCGGCGCTGGCGCTGTCGATTGCCCGCTCAACGTCCGTTGCGTTGGGCGGAAGCACTGTGGGAAAACCGTTTTTACTGCTCATAGTCAACTACCACGCGATTGAGCGTGACGGATGCGCAGTATGGCGCCTGCCCCATTGCCGCGGTGACGTCGGCCGCCGGCGAGCGCAGGCTGACAGTAATCACGCCCGGCTGATGCAGCGCGCCGTCTATGCCCGACCGCGCTGCAGTCGCGCCGATTTTATGAACAGATTCGGTATAAGCCGACAGGGCTGCCGTTGCGTTCGCGATCACAACATCGCCATCCAGGCCATAGGGAATATGAATGTCGGCCACCACGTCATAGCTGACGATTTCCGCCGGCCGCACGCTTACATAGTCAGTCAGCGGGCGCACCTCCTCGTCGTTGACTGCCGATGCAACTTTATCCAGCAACGCCTGCGGCGCCGTGCCGTCTCCCGTCCGTGAAAGCACGTATAAAAAAACGTTGCCGGGCTGGCTGTGGGTTTCTGGCCCATAGGCGTGGACGTCGAGCACATCCGCATCCGCGCTCAGTGAAAAGTAGTGGTAAGCCTCGCGCGCGCCGGCGGTGCTCAGGCGCGACCACGACAGCAGCGTGCGGGCGCGCAATTCATCGTCGCTCTCATACACTGCGTCGCTGTCTGCGGTTGCTTCGGCGATAAGCAGGCGTTCTGTGTCAGTGCCCGCCGCGACCTGGTCGAGATCGTTGCCCAGGGCGCTCGCCAGCAGCACGCCGCGCACCGCTTCATTGATGCGCTGCGCATAGTGAATGCATCGATACGTGTACGCCTGGCTCAATGCCGCCAGCGGCTCAGAGTCCAGGGCCAGCGCTGCGGCAACAGCCTCCCTCTGCTTCTCTGGAAATGCCGCGACAATCAACGCAACCACCTCGGCCAACTCGGTTTCAAAATCGGGCAACTCGATCGCGTCAGGCTGCGTCAGTTGCGATAAATCAACAGACATTGGTTTTCCTCATCGCAGAGCCAGCATCGCGCTGACTGTTGTCATTGTCTCAGTCAGCGTGCCGGCCAGTTCTGCCGTTGCGCTGCCGGTTTTTGAAAATTTCACGTTGACTGTATTCAGCGTGATGCGCGGCTCCCACTGCGCGATCGCTATAGCGGCTGCGCTCATTAACTGCATGCGCGTGACGGCATTTTGCGGCGCGTCGAGCAGATCCGGCACGGCAGAACCAAAATTGCGCCGCATCACGCGCGAGCCTACCGGCGTCGTAATGATTTTTCGGATGCACTGCCAGAGCTGATCCTGATCGTTCATCGTGCCTGTGCCGTCTGGATTCATGCCCGTATAACTCGCCGTCACTTTGTGCCCTCCGTCCACGATTCTCCGCTCTTGACGCCGCCGTGCGTATGATTGTCAACCTGCACACCGTTAGATGTGAATTTTCCGCTGTGCGTGAACTCGCCGGCCAGTTGTCCGCCGTCTGTAATATCCAGCGTTTTCGCCCTGAGTTGCTCAGTGCATTCGACCAACGGCGCGCGCAGCGTGACGGACACGGACGCGGCAATTTCTGCTGTTTTTATGCCGCTGGCTGCCAGCGCTCCCGCGTCCGCGTCATAGCTGAAGCGTGCGCCGTCTGGCGCAGTAATGCAGATCTCATTCAGGCTGCCGGATGGCGCCGGGAATGCGGCGCTGTTGATGCTGCACAGGATCACGGCGGCCTCTGTCGTGCCACCAGGGCACGCCAGCAGAACCTGCTCGCCCACAGCGGGCGGCATCCAGACGTTAAACGCGCCGGCGCGCTGCGTTGACCAGCGCAGCCAGTCGGTCAGCAGATCGCCGGTTTCGACGCGCACCCGCGGCGGATCGCTCTGGATTTGTGAGACGGTGCCGACGCGCAGGACATTGCTCAGCAGCCTCATCAACTCGGCGTTCATTTCCATTGCGTCACTACTGCGCGCGCCGGACTGTCTGGCCCGGTACGTATCCACGCCGTTACGGGCGGGGCGATGTTTAGCCCTCTGTCCGCGCTTGTGAGCGTGTGCGCCGCTGCGCCCGGCCCTGGCGCCTCAGCTGAGTCAGCCATATAGATCACACCGCTGGCGATCTGGATAAATGCGTATGTCGTCCCGTCAGTAACCTGCTGCCATGAGGCATCCAAATCGATATGTTTAGTTGTCACAATTTATTCTCCCGTTCAGCGCTGCCCGTTAAGCGGCGGTGATTAGTAGCGTTGACGTCATGCCGTTTAACGTCGCTGTGAGCGTCGCCGTGCCGGTCAAAATGTTGATGTATGCCTGCCCCGAAGCCGTGACTGACCCGATTTTTACAACGCTTGCGTCGGACGTCTCCCACGTTACCGCCGAGCCGACGCGGTCGCCGCGCGTGTCTGTCGCTCCGCTCCAGATGAACGCGCCGATATATTGCGAATTTTTGGGCGTTGCGCTCAGCATCGTGTAGTGCGTTGCGTCTACGCGCGTGACGTACCACGGCGAGGCGGGATCGGTGCTGCTGTCGTTCTGAATGAATATCGTGTCTGCCGGCGACTGAACCTGTGCACCGAACGTCGTCACACCGGGCAACCAAATTCCCGTTTTGCCAGTGCTGCCCACGGCGACTGAATCGCGCAGGGTAATCATTTTTTGTGTCCCTCCAGGCTGTTGATCACCGCCTCGGCGATCGTCCTTTCATCTGCAGCGGTAAAGCCGAGCAACTCGCGAGCTGGATATTTCACTACCACGCCGGGGCGCGCCTGATCGCGCAATCCCAGCTGATGCACGCGAGCGATTCGCGCCGCCACGCCGTCATAACCGACGCTGGCGCCGGTCGCATCCGCGCTCATTTTCAGATAACGATAAGTGCGCAGGCGCTGGAACATCGGCGCCGGGCGCTGCTCTGCGCGCGTTGCGCGGCGGGTATTGATTTCAATCCAGCGCTCGATGTCGTCGCGATAAAACGTGCGGATTGCGCCGCGGTCCTCATCAAACCCTGTAATTGTTTTTCCGTGCCGGCCGGTGCCGTGACTCCAGTTTTTGAGATGGCGGATCTCGCCGTTCCATTCAAAGACCAGGCCCTGCTGCGTACGCATAACGTGCCGGCGCCGCTTAGTAAACGGGCTGCCGTCAGGATTGCGCTGCGCCCTGATGCGCCGCCGCTGGCTGGCGCGCAGCGATTTCGCGATGCTGCGCGCGGTGCGCGTCCGGCCTGTCGCGCTGACGCCATCCAGGATCTGCGCAAAAACGTCGTCAAGTTCGCGAAATTGATCCGGCATGCACGATCTCTCCTGACGCGTTATCGAAAACCTCACCCCAGCCGCCGCCAGTGCTGACGCGCGGGCGCGGCTCTGGCAGGTGCTCAGCAATCATGCTGCCAGCATCGTTCAGCGTGACTTTCACGCGCTGGCGCACAGGCATTTCAAACAGCAGATCGGCGCTGTTGTCGCTGTTAATCAGCGTCGTGAATTTCATCTCCTTGTTTTTGTCGGGATTGAGCAGCAGTGACGGCTCGTTAAACCAGAGCCAGGCCATGATCGGCAGTGTGAAATCATCGAGGCTGCCGGGGTAGTTCATCACGAACACAACGAGCGAATAGCGATAGACAAACGTCGGCGTCTCGCCCGTTGTTTCGATCCCGCCCTCCTCGACGAATACGGTAAACGCCTCCGGGTTTGCCCTGCACCACTGATTAGCGCGGGTAAGCGCATCGCGCAGTGAATCAATTTTCAGCATGTTCGAAACCCCGCTGCGCGCGTTGCGTCTCCAGTTTTCTGATCGCAGATTTATCCGCGTTGCAGCTGTCCAGCGCGTCGATCATTTCATCGCCCCACGTCGCCAGATTGCCCCATGTTGCCCGCGGCGCCAGCTGCGGAGCTGGTGTCGGCTGCGTCAGACTTGCCGGGACCGGATGATGCAGCAGCTGCGCGGCCTGCGGCGCGGGCGCGTTTCTGCAGCTGCTCAGCAACGGCAGCAGGCATAGCAGCGCGAGCGCAGTCATCATTCGCCAGCTCGGTTCGTATTTTTTCACGTCGCCTTTCCCCCTCTGCGTGTCGCTGCTTATCAGCGGCGCGGACGTCAGCCAGCACCGCGCGGGCGTTAGCCTCAAGCTGGCGCAACTCGTTGATTACTGCCTGGCTCTGCGCCAGATTGTTCGCCAGCGCCGCCCGGCGGGCGTCATCCTCGCCCTGCTCGTGCGCCAGCCTGAACAGGGCTAAAACTGAGGAAACCAACGCCGCAGCGAGCAAGATAGCCAGAATGTTTATTTTCACTGTCTGGCCTCCAGCCCCTCTGAGCACCACTTTTTAAAATCGGTGCGTCGGTTAACAAGCCCTGGCAGCCTACGCCCGCCGCTGTTCACGAAATCCGTTAAGCGATCGCAAACGCCCGTCCAGTTGTGCGCCTGTGCGTTGCGCCAGATCGTTGTTTTCTGTTTGCGGCCCTGCCCGTCTGTGAACCACATCAGACCGGTGCAGCCGACATTAAATGCCGCATCTGTCGTCGCTTCGAAGACGCGCTGCGGCATCTGCTCGCCTTCAAAATTGAGATTCACGCATTTTTCTGCACGCTGCATATCGTTGATCCAGCGCTGCGCCACCTCCTCAGCTGTATACTGCCGGGCTGTAACGTTACCCGTTGAGCCGATCCCGACGGTCGCCACGCCCGCAGGGCAGTAGTAAGGCGTCAGATAGCAATCTTCCCAGCCCGCGATTTTTTCCTGCGCCTCTCTAGATGTGCGCAGCGCCTCTGGCGCCAGTGCTATTCCCAGCGCCACTACTACGCCGATCGCGCATTTTTTAACGAGTCTTTTCACGGTCTTTGTCTCCTGCCAATCGCAGCGCGTCGCGCTCGGCGTCGCTCAGCGCCCCCTGCGATCGCAGCAGGATTTGCGCTATCAGATCGTTCCGCTGGCGCTCTGCCTGCTCAATGCGCCGGCGATGCACCCACGCCCGCCAGGCGGTAAGCGCGCCAATCAGAAACCCGCCTATCGCGACCTTTTCACTTACGGTAGTGACGCCAATTCCAGTCACAACCAGCGACGCCACATACGCCAGGCCATCATTGATGCGCTGCACGCTCAGTCCCATAGCTGCACCATCTCGACATTTGTCTGCGCGACCTGGTCCGGCATTTCGACCTGCTGCCCGGCACTCAGGAACATCTGATCGGCAAGCCCAGGATTGGCCTCCATCACATCTAAAATATTCGCGGTGGTGCCGTAGTGCCGGTAACAGAGCTGATCGATCGTGTCGCCGGCCAGTGCGGTAATAATCATCAAAACAGCTCCGCATAAACGCGCGGGCGCGCCTGAATATCTGCAATGCTCCAGCGCGCATCGCGCCACAAGTCATCGATCTGGCGATCGAGCGCATCGGCATCCTTGTCGCCTTTTGCAGTGGTTGTGACGTCCCGATAACCCTCCAGAATGAATGCGCGAGCAATCGAATAGACGGCGCGGCGATACCGGTAAACCTTCGCGCTCTCGCCATTCACCTCGCGCGCCGGTACGTCAGCCAGGGCCGCATAGCCTGCCTGCAACTGCCCGGCCCGCCACTCATCCAGTTGATCAGTTACGTGAGAAACAGCTTCAAGAGCTGCGTGCTTTAGCCGCGAGGTCGTAATGTCGCCCGCGATTCGCGCGGCAAGGCGCAGATCTGACAAGGCAATTTCCGGCCAGAACTCACCCGCCGATACCGCTTCGCCGCTATCATCGACGTCGGTCACGTCGTCAGCGGATGGGGCGATCTTGCGCTGGGCAATAATGCTCATCGTGAATGCTCCGAAAAAAACAGGCGGTGAGAGCTCTGTGAAAAGACCAGGAGCGGGCAGATCACAGGGCGCGCCGCCTGCCAGCGCGGGGCTGAAGTCGGTTATTTACTTGATTTTGATTTGGTGCTGGCTTTGCGCTTCACCGGCGTCGCATCAGCGGCAGCATCAGCAGCCGGTTCGGCGTCTGCGGCCTGTTCGGCTGCTGGCAGTTTCGCCAGATCGCGTGACAATTTCTCGATTTCGCGTATTACGCCCGCGTTTGGATTCAGGTGCATCGCCTCACGAAACAGGTTTAACGCCTCGCCTTTCGTTTCGGCATCCTCGCTTCCGCGACGTGCACAACCGCGGGCTTTACAGAGCTTGGCGCGGACTTCGTCGGGCATATCTGCGTCTGCGATGATATCGGCTAGCTCATCGAGCGGTGCGATATAGCCGGACAGATCGGCCTCGGGATCGGTTTTTGCCAGCGTCAGAACCGGATTAGAGATTTCTTCTGCGAGCGTTGTTGCCGCATTGCGCCGGA